AACGCGGCTCACGTTACGCGTTACACGGGTCAGAAAGGCGTTACGTGACGAAAATAGGGGGTTCGTGTAACCGGTATGGGATAGAGTGTTTTGGTTATTTTTCAACGGGTTACGGGACGCGGCTCACGGGTCGTTGAAGAAGGTTACGCCAATATACACCATTTTCGAGTGGTCGTTCGAAGGAGGTCAAAATTGGTGTAACCGGTGTAACCGTGTAACCGGTCCGAAAAAAATATTTAAAATCAATATCATGCGCACGTGAGGCGGTTACATATGTGCAAAATTCAAAGTGTAACCGGTGTAACCATGTGACAATCCATCCCCTGCACAATGTGTTGGTTACTTTCGGTTACTTTCGGTTACGTACGCGGGCGCATAATAGGGGGTATAATATACAATCCCTTACCTTTATTGCTTAGAGACGTTTTAAGCCCCTGTGACGCACCTAATTTTCTCTAGGCTACCCTAGCCTATAAAAAATGTTTGTTGCCACTGTATGGCTCTTAAAATCGCTCTGAGAGGCATTCTAGGTGCTCGAAAGAGGTTGTTCTTTGATGTTGTAGAAGATAAGGCTTGAAAAGGAATGTGCATCGCCTTTAATATTTACTAGCATTTCTCAGAGGATTTGTCATGGCAAAAGACGAAAAACTACCCGTTAAGCGAAAGCGAGGGCGCAAACCTAACAACGAAAACTCACCCTTGACCACGAGGCAAGAGGCTTTTGTCAAAGAGCTTGTAAGCAAAGACGGTTTTATAACTCTGTCCCAAGCGGCCATAAATGCGGGTTATCCTGCTAGCTCTGCGCATGTTCGGGCTAGTGAATTAACCAACCCAAAGAGGTGCCCGCATGTAGTTGCCGCCATCCGTCGATATCGTGAGGAATTGAACGAGAGGTACAATGTGACTTTTGATAGGCACATGCGCGACCTTCAAAGGATACGGGATGAAGCTTTAGCCAACGGTGCGTACTCTGCCGCTGTTCAGGCTGAATACCGAAGAGGGCAAGCCCATGGCGACATTTACGTGTCCAAATCTGAAATTAGGCATGGCACGATTGACAGCATGTCAAAGGACGAAGTTTTAAAAGCACTTGCAGAATTGAGGAACCAATATGAGTCGGGAACAATCGATATTACACCAGACGCCGATAGAGCCCCTGAAGCCGCGGACATACGAGGCGGACTTTTGGAGGAACATATTGAACCAATTGAGGGTGACGAAGACTTTATTGAAGCCGACAAGGATTGAAAACGCGGCGACACCCGGTGTCCCTGATGTTATATTCTTTGACCAAAAAGGCCTTTTTCATTTTGTCGAGCTAAAATTCACGAACAGCAATAAGGTCAATCTTAGCCCGCACCAAGTTTCATGGATATCCACGCATTCTGCGGGATCTGTTTGGGTTTTGGTGAAGAAACAACCGGACCGCCGCACCCCAAAAGAATTTGAAATTTTTCTTTTTCATGGCCGAGATGTTGTTGATTTGCGCATGGATGGTTTGGACAAGGTAGAGCCGGCTTATCACGGCCATGGCGCGGATACAGATTGGAGAGAAATTTTTCGCTTGATCTCTGGCACATGATCCCATATGCTCTTATCACCCACAGCAAGAAAGGAGCATTAGCATGGGATTAGATATGTATTTGACGGGTGAAAAATATTATCCAGAATATACGGTAAATAACCGGGACATACAGAAAGTGGATCGGCCACAAAGCGATGGTTTTCCGTTAAGATCCAACATTTTGGCATTAGGTTATTGGCGCAAGCACCCTAACCTGCATGGATTTATTGTAAATAATTTTGCGGACGGCATTGATGACTGCTCGCCAATAAATTTGAATTCAGAGGATTTGGGAAAAATAGCCGAAGCTTTGCGAAAATGGGAATTGCCAGAAACAGAAGGTTTTTTCTTTGGAACAAGTGAAGATCATGCTGAGCAAAAAGATCAAGACGCGGACTTATTTGCAAAGGTAAAGGCTTGGTTAGAAGAAAACCAAGAAAATGTTGAAAAATCAGTAGTTTATGAGGCAAGTTGGTAATGCTTTTTGAGTTGATCGGACGCTTGCTTTATGGCGAAAAATACAAAGAATTGAAGGAAAAGGCGGAAAAGCCACGACATGTTAGAAGACGCAAAAGAAGATGATTAAAAAAATATAAAATAGCGCTTGCATGGCGCTATTTTTTATGCCTAGTATATGGGACAAAACCCATAAACATGGAGCGTATGATGTTGAAAACTGTTGAATTCTCAAGAGCCAAGAAAACCCACGGTGTTGCGGTCACGTACCGGGCCGGGAAAAACGAAAAATTTGGAACATGCCCTAAAACCTGTTCTTTAAATGATAGTGGCGTGGGCTCCGAAAAAATTGATAATGAATATTTGGAAACTCTGCTAAACGCTGTTCCAAAAAATGGTGTTGCTTTTACCTACTCACATTTTGATCCTCATACGTTTGGTTGGGGCAAAAAACTAGGACCGGGCAAAACTGTTATTAACTGGTCCACCGAAAATCCAATTCATGCCGCGGCATCTATCCTTAATGGAATTCCCGCTGTTGTTGTTGTTTCACCGGATTATTGGCAGGACAAGAAAAGTCAAAAAACAAATTGGGATGTTCATGTTGTACGTTGTCCCGCCGAATATCGGGATATATCGTGCCGCCAATGTGGCAACGGGAAACCGCTATGTGGCCAATTAAATCGCAATTTTGTCATTGGATTTACAGCGCATGGACCGGGCAAGAAAAAAGCTTGTTCGGAAAATAAAGGCGGCTGTTATGCTTCCCATGGCAATTGTCGCATTTGGTGGCAAGAAACCGCAACAAAAGATCAACGGGAAACCGATGCACAAAAGCTTAAAAGATTTGCCGATTCATTAATGCCCGGCACGATCTTGCGGCACCATGTTGCCGGTGACATTGGCCAAGAATAAAAAAGAAAAAAATAAGGTTGCATGGTATAAGATAATATGCCATAAAGATTTGGCGGAGATTTTTCCGCCTTTTCTTATGGAGCAAAAAATGACCTACCAAACTAACGCATTCGCCCATGGCATTGGTAACAGTGTTGTGGCATCTAATTGGGCCAATAGACCCGCCGACGAAAAATTCCTATCACTAGATGACATGTTGTCTTACAAGATCCGGTCCCGTGACGAGTCGGAACAGGAAATTGTTAACACCCATGATATCGAAGTTTATGGCCAAATTGATGAACAAAACCCACAACAGGGTGATCTTGTTCTTGAATATAACGGCCAACAGGTGAACCCAACAAATTGGTCTTTCAATCAAATTGCATCGCTTGCCGGTGCGCCAGCCGGTTATTTGCGTGACCTACCCGCACCAATTGCGGCGGATGCTATCCAATGGGGATTAAGACACAACAGGTCAAAAGAATTGATAAAGACCTTAAAGCAAGGCGACCGCCTTAGAGCCGCGACCGGTCCGGATTATGGCCGTATCTTTGACATGGAAGTTTTACAGCCGGTCATGGATCTTGTGGACCGGTCCGGTGGCCGTTGGAAAATACCCGGCATGATCACCGGACAAAAAAATGGGTTTGCTGTTTATGATCCACATGTTCCGGTATCCATGGAAACCACCACATTGTTCGCTAGTGATCGGGACATTTTTATTTTTCTTGTGGACGATTTAAACCCAATTGAAATTGGCAAGCTTCCGAATGGTGATCCTGATTTGATGTTCCGGGGTTTTTATGCATGGAATAGTGAGACTGGTTCAAAAACCGCGGGCATTGCTTCCATGTATTTGCGAGGTGTTTGCATGAACCGCAATTTATGGGGTGTTGAAAATTTTGAAGAAATAAAAATACGCCATACCAAATTCGCCGGTGATCGGTTTACCCATGAGGCCAGACCAGCGTTACAAAGCTTCGCGCATGGATCTTCCGGTTCATTGGTTCAGGGTGTTCGGGAAGCACAAAACGCAAAAATTGCCAGTGATAAAGACGAGGCAATTTCTTTTTTGAATAGACGCGCCGGCCTCTCTATGCGCATGGCCAAGGCGGCCTATTCTCGTCACGATCAGGAAGAACAGAAACCATTGCGAACAGTTTGGGACGCGGCGCAAGCGATCACATCAATTGCTCGTGATATCCCACACCAAGATAACCGGGTCGATATGGAAAAAAAAGCAGGTGCGCTTTTGGATAAAGTGGTGGCTTAAACCGCTTGCCCTATATGGGATAAAATGTTAAAAAATAAAGGCGGGGATTTTCCCGCCTTTTTTATGGAGCTAAAAATGACAACGCTGACTAACGAACACGAACAGGACACCCGTTTTAATTATGAATTCGTCCGGCCTTCGGTCCGGTGCCTGAATTGGGTTGTCTATGAAAAAAATTATCCCTCTTGGGACCGAAGCGAATTGATAGATTTGGGGGGCATGATCCCTGATTTTTTCCTTATGGCAATGATGGAGCTTGGCAGTAAGACAATAGACGTTAGATTGGTTGCGGAAGCGATGGATGAACACTACGGCTTCGGTGCCCTTGCCTACCCGTTCACCGATACGAAGATTGTGCCGGACGAAGACTATGTTTTACGACACCCGGATGATTCGGACCTGAAGCCCTATGTTGCGGTTATGTTACCCAACAATGCGGATATCGTTTGCCTTGTTTATCCGTATGGGTTGGTTGCCTTGTTGAACAGCAAGGGGGATCAGCTCGTTTTTCGCATGGATTAAGCTTTCTTTGAATCGCTTGCCCTATATGGGATAAAATGCTAAAAAATAAAGGCGGAGATTTTTCCGCCTTTTTTATGGAGCAAAAAATGACCGAACAAAACGAAAAAACCCTCGATAATGACCGACGATCTTTAGAGGTCTTTTTGGATTGCTACAAAGATACCCTGATAAAAATTTTATCGCGTCACCATCTAGAGTTACTCTCGCTTCGTGAGCGGTTAGACATGTTGGAACAGAAACAAATTGTTGAAGATGATATGCTCGACGTTGTGCAAGAAGAGGTAAAAAACCAATTGCCTGATGCAATTCAGTATGAGCTGATGGTTTCACTATCCGATGTGGTGAAAGAGCAATTACCGGACGATATTCAAGAAATTGTCCGGGAAATTGTCCGGGAAATGATAAGAGATAACGATATTGTCGTTAATCTTGATGTTATGTGATCCAACGCCGCATTAAAAAAAAACAACCGGACCGGGCAACATTGCCCGGTTTTTTTTGTGCGTAAAACAAGCCCCCGGCCCGCGGTCCGTGAAACGTACGGCGCGGTCCGTGAAACGTATAGCCTCGATCCGTGAAACGTATTCCCTTGTCCGTGAAACGTATGGCGCGATGAAAGATCCACGTTTCTTGGTTTTTGTTGACGCTGGCTTATTTTATCGCATATAAAATAAAGGCCGGCGATTGGACCGGCCTAGTTTATGGAGCATCAAAAATGACACATTTTTTCGGCATTCACGTTGCGGTGAAATATCTTGGCCCAACAAATTTCCGCGGATCGCGTTGCGTTGCAACCATTGACCGCGGCGGTGACTACAAATGGCGCGCAACAGTTAGCTACGACTATGGATTGACCGCCTATGGAAACCAGCTCAAAGCGGTTGAGGCCGTGGTTGAAAAGTTTTTGGATCAAAACCCCTATTATGACCGGTTCAAGGTGTTGGCCGCGACTGTTGACAACTTCATCATCGAGCCAACAAAGATCGAAGAGGTGGCGGCATGACCTATCAAGAGTTTTCGGCAATCTGCCTA